TTATTAGATGCGTCTGTAAATATTGCTAAAGGGATTGTACCTAATCGTTGCGGAATGCCCATATTATTGATTTTTAAATTTCCAAGTAAAGTTTTTATGTGTTTTTCTCGTTCCTCTACAACAATCGCTTATTTTAGATGAACCTTTATTTTCAAATAGTTCTCTTGCTGCATCATATGCACAATCCCATTCTCTTACAAATTGACCGTCTCTTGTCATTTGTACTAATGGCTTTGAATGCCAAATTTTATTTTTTAAATTAGATTCTTTTTTATGTCTAAAACCTTTTTTGGCTTCTGACATTTTTTTTCTAATTTCTTGAGACATTACCCACCCTCTAACTCCATCCCCTCCGTCTGTCATATTGCATAAATATCCAGAATTATTATTCATCCTACCATATAATCCAATTAAATATGCTTCCCACGAATTAGCTTCTTTATGGCTTAGATTATCTAAAATTACATCTACTTTTATAGATGTTTTATTATTTATCTTATTCCATATATTATTTCTTTTTTGAGTTTCTTTTGCTCTTTTATGATTAGGAGATGAGCCAACCCCAATATAAAACACTATGTTTTTATCTGCTCTTGTATGAGCATAAACATATGAATTATATTGAGGATTGTATCTACCCATAATATTTTATTTTACTAATTGTTTTAATGTATCTACTTCTGCCTTTAATTCTTGGATTGCTTTGACTAAGACTGGAACTATTAATGAATAATCAACACCTTGCATTTTGTCCCCATCTTTATCACCGCTAACGGCATATGGTATAATTTCTTGCAATTCATGTGCAAGAACACCATCCATTCTATATTCGTTGTCTTTCCATTTAAAGTCATAAACTTTAATTGCGGAAATTTTATCTAATCCTTTAATTTCTTGTAAATCTTCTTTTAATCTATAATCAGAAGTTGTAGTGTAAAGCACAGCATTTGTTGTACCAACTCTTGTTATTTGACCAACTCCACCACCAGCTGAATTTAAGAATTGTATAAAAGTTGCACCACTTTGGTTTACAGTATCTTGAATATTTAAAAAATTATATACTGAGCCACTTCCAACTAATGCAAGTAAACTTGAATTTACACCAAATGGATTTGTAGTCCCAATACCTACACTACCCCCACTTGTAATACGCATTCTTTCAGTAGGTGAACCACCATTTGGTCTTGTAAAAAAAGACATATAAGAAGCATAATTTCCTACTGTACTATTTTCTTTTAAACCTTTTATATATGCTGCATCTCTATTATTACTTCCGTCATTTAATGCAAAAGCAAATACTGCACCAGTATCAGCAGCACCAGTTGTTGTTAGAAAAGATGTTAGATAAATTCCATCATTACTTGTTGCATCAATTTGTAATTTTTGTACGGGACTACCTGTGCCAATTCCTACATTACCAGTTGAGGTAATAGTCATTCTTCTTGCAGCACCAGCACCAAAAACTAAACTACCAGATGCATTATTATTCCAGATTGAAAGACCACCAGTATCTCTACCATCATAGCCAATATCACCTATTTGTGTATTTGATGAATTTCTAAATGCAATATAATTATCTACTCCAGTTGGGGTTAATCTAACTACTTCCCCAGTACCAGTTATAGTAGTAGTGCTACCATCATCTTGAATCAAGCTATTCCCTAACACACCAGATGCAGTCCACTTAGAGATATAGTTAGTTGTACCGCTACCTCCGATACCACCACCAGTTACAGAAACAACCGCTTGTACTATGTCATTAGCTTGACAAGCAGTAGCTAAAGTAAATGTAGTGCCATTAATAGCAGTAAACTCATTAGATGCTAATTTAGAACCATTATAGAATACTGCTAATTGACCTACTGTGTAACCGCCAGTAACCGTAAATACAGTTTGATTAGCAGTTGCAGTATAATCTTGTGTATTAGTAGCATTTACGTTTGAACTGATAGTCCATGTTTGGTTAGCACTTAAATCTTGAGTAGTACCATTAATTGTAATAGTTCTACTTGTCGGAACTCCGCCTAATCCACTTAAAGTATATTCTGGAATATTTAATGTTCCAGCACTAAAAGTAGCAGCACCACTTGAACCAGTTGTAGTTAAAGTAATTGCGCCTTGCTTAGAGTTAAACGTTGTCCAATCAGCAGCAGATAAGAAACCAGCTTGTGAACCGCTTGATTGTTGTATTGAGAATACACCAGTTGTATTATCGTATAATAAAGGACTTGTTGCACTTAAAGATGTTAAGTTGATACCACCTAAACCAGCTAAGGTATAAGTAGGAATATTTAAAGTGTTAGAAACAAAAGTACTTGCACCATTGTTTCCAGTAGTTGTTAATGTTATTGCGTTTTGCTTTGCATTCCAAGTTGTTGCACTTGCTATGTAAGCATCAGCTAAATCAGTTGTTAAATGTAATTCACTCAATAATGTAACACCACCAGTAATACTTGCAGCGTTTCCACTTCCACTTGACTTAACCACAGTTAAAGCCTCACCACTACCACCTTTAGTGATTGATGCAGCTACACCACTTCCGCTTGTATGATTTACAACTAAGTTAGCAGCACTTAAAGTATGAGTACCTAAATTTACGTTAGTTGTTGCACCAGTATAAGGAACTAATCCACTTATTGATGGGATACTTGGAAAGGTTACTAATGAGCCATCTCCAGCTACATAATCAGTTGAAGCACCAGCAAATCCAATGTTAATGTTTCCGCTTGTCGTAACTGGACTCCCAGTTATTGTTAATGCAGCAGCACTTTCGGTAATACCAACGCTTGTTACAGTTCCAGTTCCTACTGTACTTGTTATAGTAAAGTTTGGATAGGTTCCGCTTATTGAAGTTCCACCAGCACCAGTTAAAGATACAGTCTGGTCAGGTGCAGTATTTGCTATTGTGAAATTAGGGTAAGTTCCAGTTGCACTAATTCCAGTACCACTTGTTAAACTTACAGTTTGGTCTGGAGCAGTGTTAGTAATCGTAAAATTAGGGTATGTACCACTTGTAGAGATACCAGTTGATGCAGTTAAACTCACTGTTTGGTCAGGCGCACTATTTGTAATAACACCAGTTGTAGAGTTATAGCTTATGCCAGTTCCAGCACTTACACTACCTCTTGCTCTTGCATCAGTATAATAAAGATTTGTGCCTTCGCTAATGTTTGATGTAGTCAAAGAAACCGCACCAGTAAATCCGTTTACACTTACAACGGCATCTGTGTTGTCTACTTGTTGCCATGCAGTACCATCATAGATTGCCCAGTCTCCCACATTCCAATCAGTAATGCCATCTAAGTTAGTAGAACCAGCCACACTAACAATGTAGTAGTAACCTTTAGTTCCTACTCCACTTGTTAAAGTAGGAGTGTTTGTTGATGCGTTCCAAGTGCCTTGATAAATTGAGCCACCAACTAATCCGTTGATTTGGTTTTGTATTTTACCAAATGCAGTTAAGATAGAGTCAGTTGCTTGTATTGTGCCACCAGTGATGTTTACACCAGTTAAAACTTTACCAGTTACGGCAGAGTTTACTAAAGAAGGAGATGCGTATGTTCCGCTTAATTCACCACCAGCAGCGATGCCTTCAATAGTTGTTAAATATGTTGAGTTATCATAAGTAACAGTAGTGCCACTTACTTTAACAAATCCAGTTCCGTTTAATTGTGCTTGTTTAGCGTTAAATGTACTCCAATCAGTAGAAGTCAATAAACCAGTTACGCTTGATGTAGCAGTAGGAATAGCCGTTTGACTTGCAGCAGTTACTAATCCTTTTGCATTTACAGTTATAGTAGGTACAGTAACTGAATCACCATAAGCACCTACATTTGAGTTTACAGTAGCTAAAGTTAAAGTAGTATCAGAACCAGTGCTACCAGTTCCAGTTACATCGCCTATAAAACTTAATGAACCAGATGGAATTGAAACCGCCACAGTAGATATTGCAGTAGTTAAACCTTTTGCATTCACAGTAATTACTGGAATTGCTGTAGATGAACCAAACTGACCAACGTTACTATTTACAGTTGTTAAAGTCAATGTAGAGCCAGAACCTACAACAGCACCAGTTCCACCAGTTACAGTTATGTCGCTTGAAGTTAAGTTGCCTAATGTTAATGCATTTTGTTTGCTATTAAAAGTAGTCCAATCAGCACTACTTAAATAACCATTTGTAGTTGAGTTCGCTTGACTTATTGAAACCACACCACCGCTTACACTGATAGGAGCCGTTCCGCTTATTGCAGCTTGTGCTCTTGCAGTTGTAAAATATAAATTAGTTCCCTCACCGATGTCAGTAGTAGTTAAAGTAGTAGAGCCACCTAAAGCAACTGTCTTACCATTAACTGTAAGAGAAGGGTTAAGTAAACTTGTATTTGGAATATCATCTAAAGCTATGATACCAGTAGTGTTAGAATAAACCACACCGCTTGTAGCATCACCACTTATAGCAAATCTTGCTCTTTGGTTAGTAAAGTATAAATTAGTATTTTCTGTTACTTGTAAAGTATTGTAGTCTCCACTTTGAGCAGTAATAGCACCAGTTCTACCAAATACCGAAGTTACTGCATCAGTATTATCATCTGTCCAACTTGCAGTAATTGTACCTCCGTCTTGTTGGTTAAGAGTTAAAGTCTTTGTAGTCGTTCCAGTTACAGATGCGCTATTAATCTTATCGTTATAAGCACTATCCCAATTAGCCTGATTAGCAGTTGTAGGTATTCCGTAACCTGCAGTAGTACTGAAAACACCAGTTGTATTGTTATAAGTTAATCCTGTTGCAGAAGAACTTAATGCAGTTAAAGGAATATATGAAGATGGGTTAGAAGCAAGATAATAACTTGAGTTGTCATAACTTATTGTAGTTCCGTTAATTTTAACAAAACCTAATCCATTTAATGCAGGTTGTTTTGCATTAAAAGTTGACCAATCTGTTGAACTTAAAGCTCCTCTGTTTGTAGCACTCGCAGTTGGTACATTTAAAGTTATCACTGGAGTTGTGGTGCTATTTACTACAGTTGAACTTAAGTCAGTTCCAGTGGTTCCAATTGTTAATGCAGAAACATTGGTTACTGTACCTATATAGGACTCAGTAGAGTTAACCCATGTTGTGCCATTATATCTTAACACTTGACCTGTAGCAGGACTTGTGATAGTTACATCTCCTAACTGAGTTAGGTTGTAATCGCCATCTTGTGCCACTACGTTACCAGTCCTTCCATATACTGAATAAACGCCAGCAGGTAAAGGATAAGCTCCTGATGGAGCTTCAATCACAATTACATCTTCCTGTACGTTTATTTCTACTATGTCGTTAACTACAGTTATTTCTGTACTCATTATATCTTAGTTATATCTTCGTAAACAATAAAATTACCCCATATGTAAGTCTTTTCATTTCCGTTAGGGAATACTACAACCATGTCATAAACATATGTTCCAGCAGCTATATCAACAGGATAATTAATAGTAATTTGATTGTCATCAACACCTCCAACTGTGATACCTCCGTTTTGTTCGGTAAGTGTCAGTTCAGCATCTGTAGAATTAGGCTTCTTTCTTACCTGAATTTCAACGTCAGATCCAGTTAAGTCAACTGGTACATCATTGGCAGTAATACGCATTACCTGACTCCAGGTATCATTTCGCCATATTGAGATGTTGTATTGTGCTGGTCTAAAATCAGCATTTGTACTTAAACAAGACATTATATATATATTTTTACAAAAATAACCAATTATTAGACAATGCCTAACAAGCTACAGGAACGTTGTTTATAGCTGATGTGGTTAGGTTAAATCTTGCTCTAAAGCCAGCGCCAGTATCTCCAAATGCTCTATAATGTAAAAAGTTCCCAGTATATCCACTCATAGGAAATATTGTAGTAAAATTATAGTCATCATAAAATACGGTTCCAGCAACTGGCGTTGCAGTATTTGTCCATGCAATTGTATTTATATCAAGAAATAAAGCACAGGCATCTACAAAAACAGTATCCCCATTATCAGATATGTTCCACTTATAAACGCCAGTTTTAGCTGTTAGGTTAGATTTAACTGGTAATTGATTTGATGCCTTAGATGTAATAGGATTTATTACAGCAAATTGTTCAGCCTCACTTCTTGTTACTTGCTTATTGCCTGTTGGCATACTTGCCGTTGCTAACATAAATACACCAGTATCTATGGCATTCTTTAGGTTAGTATAACTAATACATTGATTACTTGCTAATCCTGCCCAACTCATCTTTTAACGCTTTTAATTCATTTTCTAAATATTGAACCTTTGATACTAAGACTTGGTTGTAGGCTACTGCCAAGAAGCCATCTTTAGCTTCAGCTACAGCATAAGGCATAATCTCAGATACCTCTTGTGCGTAATATCCTACCTCAATTCTGCCGTCTTTTTGGTAAAGGTAGGTTTGTATATTCTGAATGTTTTTAGGGGCATAATTCGCCTCTATTTGCTTTTTAAGACGCTTATCTGAAGACTCGAAGAAAGCAGTTGCCGTTAAGCTACCAGATAAGGTACCTCCAGTCAATGGTAAGTAGTTTGCCAATTGAGCAGTACTTACCTTATTGTTAAATGTATTCCAGTCAATTGAAGTTAAAAATCCACTTGATGAAGTACCAGCAGCAGATATCGTTATAGTAGGGTTTGTGCCACCAGATGAAGATAATGGACTTGATGCAGATACGCTTGTAACTGTACCTACTGACCAAGACCTATCAGCAGAAAGGTCGTAGCCAACACCATTTATTGTAAGTGTTCTGGATGTTGGAACACCGCCTGCAGCATTTTCATTTCTCCATTCTCCAAATCTATAGGTTAGTACCTGTCCGTTTGTAGGAGTTCCTACATAGGTAACATCTGGCAATTCGGATAAAAAAGGAATAGGCGGAGCTGCCCATACTAAATCACCTCTTAAGAATTGGCTTGCAGTTCCAGTACCAAAAGAATTTTGTTTGTTATTAAACGCATTCCAATCTGCAGCAGTTAAATACCCTGCAGTTCCACTATCAGCAGCTAATAGGGTATATCTACCAGTTGCGTTATTATATGTCAATGCAGATCCTACGTTAGCACTAAAAGCCAATCTTGCTCTTGTGTTAGTGTAATAAAGGTTGGTAGTACCTTCGGTAACTAAGTCGGTATTATAATCACCAGCTACAGCCACTACAGCACCAGTACGACCAAACACACTTCTTACAGCACCTGCTCCACTTGAATAAATAGGAATATTTAATACGCCTGTAGTACTATTATAGGTAGCTGCCCCACTTGTGCCTATTGTGGTTAATGTCAATCCTCCACCAGTACCAGTAGATGTAAGTACGCCACCAGATAATGTTAAACCTGCACCTATTGTTATTTTAGTTAATGTACCAGCATTTGTTCCACCTGCAATCACATTACCTGATCCTGCAAGTGTAGAAAAATTAGCTGAATTTACAATCTGTAATTGACTCATAATTATTTAAATAATGCTCTAACATGCTCAGAGGCTACTAAAGCAGTTCCAAAAGTTATTATACCTGTTGTAGTATCAAATTTAACATTATCTCCAGTAGGAGTTCCACTTGTTAATATGTCTTGCACCTCTACGCCACCTCTACTAACACTAAAGCAAGTAAATCCAATTGATCCAGGAAACGTTACAGTTGACGTAGGGCCTGGTGCAGTATAGTCAAACATCTTAACAATTTGGCTGCTAATATTGATTCCCTCTTGTGTTACCTCTACACCATCAATAGAATATCCACCAGTTCCTTGTAAGCTTACACTATATGTAGATCCAGATTCTAAAGGACCAGTTAAAGATAAAGATGTAATATTTGCCTGACCTGTAATAATAGTATATCCTAATAAGCCACTGCCAGTGCCATTGTCGTTATCAATAGAGAATTTTATTGTAATTGGAGTTTGATCTAATACCAACTGCAAAAGATATGCGTAGTTGTAATTATCGCTTAATGACACAAAGCCATCACAATTTACTGACCAGCTTATCATGTCATTTTTATATTCTCTAAAATAAGCTGATGTTTGGCTTGTTACTTCTAATTGTTCTACACTTGTTTCAAACGAACAGTTTGTAGCTGCTCCAAAAGGAACCGCTATGCTTGTCGCAGGGTTAAAGTAGTATAGTACTATGTTTGTTCCGTTAATTACCGATGCCATATTTAAAATGTACTTGTTTGAGGTATATATTTATTTATTCTTGTGCAAGCTATTTCAGTATTAGATATTTGCAATAACGTAGCACTTATTGAATCTGTAGGATAGTCTATTGTAATATTTCCCAACATATATGATTTTGAACTTATATTTATACTTGCAGGATCTGAATCTGTTGCAAAAATAAGCTTTGAAGCATTCATTGTACGAGCTGCAGTATTTGTGGTATAAAAACTACTTAAATTACAATCTACATTAATTATGTTTAAGGCGTAAATGTTAATGTACTGTTGAACTAAAAGTTCAGATAATGTAAAAAATTCTCCAATTGGATCCATGCCGAATCTATACCATCCATAAGCAACACTTCTATCGCTTAATATTAGAGCTCCCTTACATGAAGGATAAAAAGACTCAGAGCCATTTGATCCGTAAGGAAAAGATACTTCATTTGTATATTGTTTATTTTCTACTAAAGTTCCAGTTAAGTTATACGCAGATATAGTAGATTTAATTTTCATTATAAAATTACTTAATGTAATAAAGTTTATACCTTCTGATATTCTATATGTAAAACTTAACTGACCGCTTCCTGGAAATATTGCCGTTTTAATATCAAGTATAAACTCTTCTGCAGGCCCACTTGTATTAGGATTATATACAGTATAAGATGTAGCAGTAGTTTGCCATTGTTTATTATTATTTAAATAATAGACAGTTGTTCCAGTATTTATGCTAATATCTATGAATCCAATTGGAGTTGCAACAGAAGCTGTATTGATTGATATGTTTAATTGCATAGAATCACCTGATGTTACAAAAGCATTAGAACCAGAATTTAATGTTACTGCTGCAGTTCCTGCAGTTCCACCAGATGGGGCAGTTAATTCAAAATAAAAAGAGTTTAATGTAGTATTTTGTAATAAAAGGCAAGTTCCGTCTCCAGTAGCAGATCTTGTCCAATAAGCAGCATCGTTGCCATCGTTATTCTGTAGATTGCCATTAGGAATATAATTTGCGCAAATGTCAACACTTCCTTCTGCTATAATCTTATAATATCCCTTTTTTATTATTTTAAGCTGACTGTTATCTATAAAGTACAATCCAGATGTGTTTGTCGCATAAGGTTGAATTGTAGATGAAGTATTAATTAGGTTACCATCCCCATTGTCAACTCTTGTACCAGTTGATGTATATTCGGTATAGTAAGAATTTACTTTAGCAAATTCATTTACAGCTACAATCCACCATTTACCTCTTGCCTGAAATATTCTACATCCAAATGATTTAGCTATATCAGATACTATGTCTAAGCAATTAGTATAACTATATTCATCTTGTAAAAATGTCCTATAATTAATAAATGCTTGCACAAATGGATCTCTCCAGCTATTTACACTTCTATTGCTCATGCCAATAGAAAAATAAGAACACATAGTTATAATGTTTCTATTGTTCTTAAACGCTATATTATTTAAACAAGTTCTTAGTATTGTAAGAATACTTCCATAATCATTAACTCCTGCATTCCCTGCTGGCGGTTCAAATGGTATATCTTTTAACATACCTAATCCGTCAGTAGCATTAAATGATACTAACTTTCTACCTGTTGTATATGATATTTGAACATTGTCATTAATTACAAATCCAACCCACTCTATGATATTATCTACATACATTTCAACATATGTATATCTATCATTAATATTGGTAAAATTTATAATGTTATTTATATTGTCTGTAAAGTCTAATGTAACACCCAATTGAGACGCAAATATAGGCTCAAACGGATCGTCTGAGCTTGGTATATATTCAAGATTAACATCTACTCCCTGAAGGCTTATAATGCTTCCAGAATAGCCTTCTTGCCATATCTTAAGCTCAACGCTTTTATTTGCTCTTGTTGCAAATAATACAGAATATTTTTGTCCGTATGCCATTAGCCTCTTCTAAGTTTTAATGATGATTCACTTCTATTCATAGCCAAAACAAGGTCTTGTCCTCTTAATACAAATGATCCACCGCCTTGATTAGACATTAAATCTTTTAATTTATCTAAAGGTGCAACAACTTCAGGATTGTTTTTTGCTCCTGGATATTCTCCAATTAAACCCATTGTAGGTCCTGATACTATACCTCCATTAGCAAATGCAGTTGGCTTATTTTTAGACATAGCATTCTTAAGAGCAGCACCTGCAGCTATTGCTGCAATACCTATTGGAATTGCAAATGGAGCTAACAATCCTCCTGAGGCAAATAGGGCCTTAATAGTTATAAATAATTTAGATATTGTAACTAAGTATGTTCCTAATTGTATTAGAGAACTTGCAAGTAATTGCAATATACCAGTCATATCAAACACGCCTCCACTAAATACGTTTCCGATTTGTGTACCTAACTCTACTAATGCACCTGAAATTAAATTGTTTACAACATCATTGAATTGAGTTTCGAACTGTTCTACTGGATCTACCAATCCCTCTAAAGCCGATTTTAGGTTTTCTGCATTATCTTCAAATACTTTTGTAGCATAACCAGACTCAATAGCAGATTGCTTGAACTCTTCGTTTTTAGCAATAGCTTCTTCTATTGCTGCCCTTTGAGCTTGATAGTTTCCTCTTGTTGCTTTTAATGTAGTAGATAATTGAGTATTAAGGTTTTTTACATCTTTTTTAGCAAAATCTTCATTTATCTTTGACATAGCGTTTGCTATATCAAATCTCATGTCCATCGTCATTTTTGCTATCCTTTCTGTAATAGCCTGTTGCGCTTCTAAGTCCTTTTGCTCTTGTTTATTTACTTTTTCTACTTGTGCAAGGTATTTATCGCTTGCCTCTTTAGCAGAATTTAGTTGTAATTGCTGATACTTTTCTCTAATAGCTTGTATATACTCTTTACCCTTTTTATCTATAGTAGCTTGCTTTACCTCTAAATCCTCCTGTCTTCTTAATATTTCTTGCTCATATGCAGCAAACATTAAGATATCATCTTTGTAATATTGTTTTTTAGCCTCTAAAACAGCTATTGTTGGATCTTCTGCTTTGCCACCTTTACCGCCTTTCTTTTTGCCTCCAAACAAAGCAAATACATCTATTTTTTTGCCAGCACTTTCTACTTCTTTAAATGCGAATTTAAATTTATTAGAAAACTCGTTTGCAGTCTTATCTACAGATTTTAATAGGTTATCACCTAAGTCTTTGTTAAATATTTTAACAAACGCACCAATACCGTTTCCTACTTGTTTTAATGCAAATGATAAAAACTGAATTATACCATTCCATGCTAACTTAAATATATTCAATAATGATTCGCCAAATTTACTCCAGTCTCCTTTTATTAAACTGGTTATTGCACTAAATGCTTCAGCTAATATATTTCCTGCTATCTTAAGAAACGCAAGTAGATTTTCCCAAATTATCTTAAATTGATAAATGATATTATCACCAAATACACTCCATAAATATTTAATAGATTCTGTTATTGATTTAAAAGCAGGATATAGTTTGTTAACTATATCATTTACTACTCCATTGACGAAATCCTTAAATGTGTCAAATAGTTGCTTTGTTCCTTTAGACATATTATCACCTTGTAATACGAAATATGTCATAGCTGCAGTAACAGCAGAAACAGCTAAATATAATAATCCAAATCCTTGAGCAAGAGCTGGTAAGTTGTTCTGAATACCTCTAAATCCGTACGGCAAATCCTGTAGAATTAAAGAAATATTCATTAGACCTTTATTAAAGCCTTTAGATGAGCTTTCAAACTTTTTCATTGAATTAGCAGCCTGGTTAATATCTCCTTCCAATATTTGGAAGTTTTTGCCCAACTTGCCTAACTCCTTATTTATAATATCAGATACAATCTTAAACTCTTCAGCGTTAGCCTGTATCTTAATTTTAATCGATTCTTCTACTGCCATTTTTTTCTATAGGTTTAGCATTATTATATTTTTGAAGCACACTATCTAACTCTTCCTTGCTCATTACGTTTTGTTTCACAAAGTTACGATTATCGCAATCAAGTTCTAAAAGGTCTTTAGGCTTTACTTTTTTGCCTTTTGGCAACTGAATGTTTATTAAAAGAGTGGTTTGCCATCTGGTTCTAATCCATTCTTGCTCTTCTTTATGCCTATAGCCATACCATATAAAATCCAATTCTGACATTGTCATATCCCAAAACAAATGGGGAAGCACTTGGCACTCCCCCATTGTATATCTTTCAATATCAATCCACTCTAATTTTTTTTTACATCACCTTTCTTGCCCTTAGGAGTGCTATCATTTAAACCACTTGACATACTCTCAGACAATGCTTTGAATAAGTCTTGTGTTTTAGGGCTTGACACTCCGCCCATATCATCTATCCAATCACAAACATCTAAGTCTGTGAAGTGAGGCGTAATGCCTTCTTTGTATAAAGGATATTCAGCAGCAGCCTTTATTAAATTAACGATAGCATCTAATGTGTTATCGCCAGTTAGAGCTTCACCTATTTCAGATGGTCCGATACCTTGTAATTGACAAAATCTTTTTAAAGACCATGTGCAGAATCTTAAAGGCACCTTAGTACCATCCGAAAGCGTTATTTCGTAATGTCCTCTCATATATGTTGTTGTTTTTGGTTATTATGCGTTAGTAGCCTGAGTCAATGCTCCTGTTCCAGTGAAAGATACTGAATAAGTTACTGGAGACTCCATGTCAGCAGTAATATCCATACTTTCAATGAAAGCAGAACCAGACCAAATTAAGTCACCTGTTACTGGAGTTGTTCCACTAACTGTAGTAAACTTAACTGTTACAGCAGTTCTGTTTGCGATTGCAGTCATTAACTCACCTGTAGTGTAATAAGAAGCTGTAGCTGCAGGTTCAACTGTAGCTAAACCATCTGTAGTCAAAGACCAAGATTTAACACCAGCAATATGATCTGTCCATCCACCACTTTGCTTATCTGTGCTATCTGGTAAATCTACAGAAAAACTTAAAGAACAAGATGTAGCATGAGCTACTACTTCTGTTCCAATTAATACAACCAATGAGGTTCCGTTAAATACACCTGTTGTTGCCATTTTATTTTATTTTACTTTTTTTTTATAATATTTGATTCACAAAATGCTCCATTACAATAACTCTCTTAAACACATATGCTTCATCCACATAATCAAAGGTAGCTTCGTTTGAAGTTACTCTACGAGTTACTATTTTAAAGTTAGGAGCTGCACTTGGATAATCTACAGGATAAACACCTATAATCTCCAGTAACTCATTAGACCATTCGTCAACAGACTTTTGTCCAACTTCTCCTGCCTTACTTGTTTTATAGACAATATCAAACTGAATTGTTACATTTTGGCTATAGCTTTGTTTGTCACTATTTTCAGCAGATGTTTGACTACTAATGATTAAGAATGGTGGATTTACTTGATCAGGAGCTATAGTATCATAAACACCTAACGAAAAAGATTCGCTAGTCAATTTATCAAAATAAGCCTTCCTTATAGCTAATCCGCAGTCTTTCATTTACACAAATTTAGCGAAATATATTTATATCTTAAATTCCTTTATTGTATATAAAAGTTGTGTATAACGCTTATCAAATGCAGTCATTAAAAATGGTCTGGTAGGCAAATTAGTAAATTTTTTAGGATTCTGAACAGTAAATTGCCTTGCAAATTTGCTTTGTTCTTCAGGGGATATATTTACCAATCTTGGAAGATTTATTCTAAATCTGGTTCCAAATTCTACATATGGGGCGTATCTAACATTCTTATTACCAGCAATAACATATCCAGCTTGTAAGCTTTTGTC